GAATCTTACGCGGGATCTTAAGTTGGCGCAAGCCATAGAACAGTTCCCTCAGATTGGACTGGACAAATGTAAGTCCAAATCCGACGCCTTGAAACTCCTGAACTCCATCGGTAAGAAGTTGAATAACTCCATGCAAAGTGAGAAGTTCACTAAGGATATGGGTACTGGGGATAAGACCTTCAAGAAGCTCCACGACTCTTACATCCTGAGGGATTGCTTCGAGACCTTCGCCCAGATCCCCTCGAAGAGTATAGACTTTATCGAAATAGATCCACCCTATGCAATGGACCTTCACTCGAAGAAGTCAGAGGGTTCCATGCTAGGCTATAATGAGATCGAGATGTTGGCCTACCCTGAGTTCATCACTAAAGTCCTAACCGAATCCCATAGAATTCTGAGGGATGACGGCTGGATGATCTGCTGGTTTGCTATGGACCCCTGGTTCAACTTCATCTCCACCCTCCTGAAAGAGATTGGCTTCAAACTCAATTTATTACCGGGACTTTGGATCAAGCCTACTGGCCAAACGATGCAACCCGAAACTCAGTTCGCCAACTGTTATGAACCCTTCTTTTATTGTAGGAAGAATGGGAGTGCCAAACTCAACAAAATGGGCCGATCGAATATCTTCGAATTCAATCCGATGCCACCGGCTCAGAAGATCCATCCGACTCAACGTCCACTTCCTCTTATGGTGGAGGTGTTCTCCACATTTTGTGCCCCTGGAAAGAGTGCCTACATCCCCTTCCTCGGAAGTGGCACCAGTCTCCTAGCTGCCCACACGTGCAAAGTAGGAGCCTTTGGCAACGACTTGACTAAAGAATTCAAAGAAGGCTTCATAGTTCAACTTCAAGCCTATCTGGAGGGCTGTGTATGAGTCAGATCAAGAAACCCAACTCCGATCCCTCTCAACCTAAGATCCTCCAACTGGGAGCCATTCTCGCTGACGAGAGTGGAGACATAGTCTCCGAGTATAGCACCTTAGTGCAAATCGGCGATACTCCAATCAATCCTTACGCTCTCGCAGCACATGGCATATCAGCAAAGAAGGCCAACGAAGAGGGCATCAGCCCTCAGGAAATGTTTACGAAATTTCACTCACTCTCCATGGAGTGTGACGCTCTGGCCTGTCACAACTTCAACTTCGACATCAAGCTCATTCAGATCACCAGTGCTCAGATTACCTCTTGCTTTACCGACCCTGATACTTCCTCATTATTGATGTCCGACATAGAAGAATTACCTTACTATTGCACCATGGCCTCAACCATATCCTACTGCAACCTTCCCTTCCCTAGCGGTAGAAAGGGGAAGAAGTTTCCCAAGTTGGAAGAGTTGTATCAAATCCTCTTTGAGGAAGACTTCGAGGGTGCCCATGATGCTATGGCTGATGTGAGAGCAACGATGAGATGTTATTTTGAGCTAAAATCGAGAGGTGTGATGTGATGGCTAATATTGTAGATGAGTCAGGATACTGTCATGTTCATAAATCTTACTGGTGTGAGTGTACTAGAGATTGTGATGTGAATAAGAATGGTGAAACCCTAATGGATGAACTTCGCTCTATTGCAGATGAATGTCATACTAGAAATTTTGGAGAAGGTTCGGCTCTCAAGAGTCAGGTAGGAGGATCACACTACAAGGAGTACCAGATCCAACCTTACGAATTCTTCCTTCGCAACAAGATCCCTCACCATAAGGCAGCAATCATTAGACGTATCCTCAGGTACGATCACCCCACTGGAAAGGGACTTCAGGACTTAGACAAGATCTCCCACGAGATCGAACTGATCAAAGAGTTGGAGGGCTGGAACAATGCCACATACGAAGAAGATTAGATACATAACCCCTCTTGAAGTCCAAGACATCTTGGACAATTGCTACGGGTGTGACTGCCACTTGGCCATGATGCAGTGTATTGCCAAAGGCATAAATGATCTACTTCAGGGAAAGTCTAAGAAAGAAGTTACTCAAATCACCACTGATAATAAGATAATAGTTGCTGAGAGTTTTCTAGGGGAATGCAAGACTTGAAGTGATTAGACGTAGGAGTTTCCTACGTTACAAATTGTAACATAGCAATAACCAAACCCTTAACCAAGGTAGCAAAGTCATGAGAGCAACCTATGTAGGCCCATCTGGCTCAAAAGATTCCCCGTACATTATTGTCGGAGAGCAGCCTGGGAAGACAGAAATCATGCGAGGAAGGCCATTCTGCGGACCCTCCGGCGTCGAGTTAGAGGATAACCTCCGCATCGCTGGCATTAATAGGGCCGACGTGTACTTTACCAATGTTATCAAGGACGCCGACCGCCCCCTCGGCCACTACATTGAATTCAATCCCCGCAAAGGAACTACCATCCACCCTGCGGGACAGGAGTACATCAATGAACTCGCAAGAGAACTTACAGAATGCTCGGGGAGAGTTATTATCGCTCTTGGGAATACAGCTCTATTTGCGTTGGCTGACAGAGTTGGAGTTACAAAGTGGAGAGGATCAGTTCTATCCCCCACACTGGTCTCGGACAAGACTCTTATTCCATCTGTCCATCCTTCGACGATTATCTTCCCCAAGAACCAATACACAAACAAGCGTCTCCTCATCTATGACCTCCTCAGGGCCAGACAAGTAAAAGAGGGAAAGTGGAAGACCCTGGATCGTCACATAGCTATCCGTCCCACCTTCTCTCAGGCCCTAAACTTCCTCAACGTTTGCTCTATGTGGGGTAAGCTAGGAAACCCAGTGGCGTATGACATCGAAGTAGATGTCTTCAACGGAGAGATGACTTGCATATCCTTTGCTTACACCCCTACAGATGTTATGTCCATCCCCTTCACCTGTGAGAGGGGGGACTACTTCACTCTTCCCCAAGAGGCTGAGATCCTCAAGGCTATCGCCAAGATCCTTGAAGATCCCTCTATCCCCATCCTAGGACAGAACCTAGTGTTCGACTGCCACTACATGCTGAGGAAATATGGAATCCACACCTCCAATATACACGATACAATGGTTGCACAGAAGACTCTTCTACCTGACTATCCTGTCGGGTTGCATTTTATCTGCTCTCAATATACTGACATTCCTTACTATAAAGACGATGGTAAGTACTGGCTCAAGGGAATTGGTAATTGGGAATCTGGTTGGCGTTACAATGCTTTGGATTCTGTGGTGTGTGCAGATGCATATCCTAAGCAGATGGATGCGCTCTTCAAGCAACACAACTACTTCGCCTACGAAAGAAAGCGGAAATCTATATTGCCCTATGTATTTATTATGGAGCATGGAATCAAAATCAACTTGGGTTCCATGCAGCAAGCATATGAGGACGCTGAACGTGAAGAACAAAGTCTGCTCCGGCAGTTGCATCATACATGTGGATTTGAACTCAATCCCAATTCACCCAAACAGGTAGCCACATACTTCTACGTAACTAAGAAACTTCCAGCATATAAAAATAAGGCGGGAGGCAACACTACTGATGAAAAAGCACTCAAGCGAATTGCCCGTAAGGGATACCCAGAGGCCTCAATCATCCTTAAAATTCGTGGACTTAACAAAGAACGAGCGACTTTTCTTGATGTTGCTAAAGTTGACCCTGATGGAAGAATGCGATGCTCTTACAACCCAGTTGGAACTCGATTCTCTAGGGCTAGCTCAAGTGAGAATATATTCGGGACAGGTAATAATCTTCAGAACCAACCCCATAGGGTGCTTACACACTTCCTTGCCGATCCCTATCACGTATTCTATGGGATGGACCTAGGGCAGGCAGAAAATCGTATCGTCGCATATGTGGGACGCATCACTCAGATGATCGAATGCTTCGAAACTAAACAAGACGTGCATAGTCTCGTGGCATTAATCATGGCTAACATGTACTACGGAGGCAAGCTCCCTCCAGGGTTCAATCCTCGCCACACACTGGCCCCTATTGGTGATGGTAAGAAACCCTGGCGAGATTGGGGTAAGAAGACAGGCCATGCCGCTAACTATGACATCACCTACAAGACTCTTGCCTTGTATAATGAAATCCCTGAGCGTGATGGTAAGATGATCCTCGACATCTACCACAAAGGATTTCCTGGGGTAAGGAATGGCTTCCATGCTTATGTCCAAGGATGTATTAATCGAAATAGGACACTGACTAACTTGATGGACCGTAAGACAGTGTTCACAGATAAAATAGATGACCAGTTATATAGGGAAGCTTATGCCTGCATACCTCAAGGAACAGTTGGAGATATCATCGATGAACGAGGTCTTAACTTCGTCTACTACAACCGATCAGAGCTCTTCAGAAGTGTCAAACTTCTTATCCAAGTTCACGATCAAATTGGATTCCAAATCCCGACGCCTCTGCATCCAACCGACCCCATCCCTTGGGCAGCCCACTCCAAAATCCTCGGGATGATTAAGGCCTCCCTTGAGACTCCACTCTATACTCACTACGGATTGAAGTTCGTGATCCCGGCTGATACGACAATGGGCATCTCATTGAATAAGGAGTTGGGCCAAGACCTAGATTCATTCGATCCTGAGTATTTGGAAAAGACTTACTATAAGTGTACTGAACGATGGCTCCCTACAATTATATAAGGAGATTATTATGAGAATTCCATTAGTATACACAGCGTCTGAAATTGCAACATGGCATGTATCAGAAGAATATTTACCTGGAAAGTGGCAACCTGCTAGGCCTTGTGGATTTAATTACTGGACTTGGGAGTGGATTAAATATAGATTTAGAATTTGCTGGAGAGTCTTCAAAGGTGACCTGGATGTACTAAATTGGCAAGGATCTGGAGAACTTTCTAATACTGAAACACATTATAAAGATTGTCTAGATCCAGAATTTACTCTCGTTAAATGATTCCTACGTTCCAAATTGTAATATAGAAGATAAGGATTAGTGATGGGACGAAAACTAGCAGACTGGCTCGACTCTTACATGATCTACACAAACAATTCGGAG